TCAAATCCAGAATCCACAGTTGCGTTGAACATTCCTGGATTGAACTTACTGAATTGAAGTGATTCGACTATTTTCTCTTCATTTACATCATTGAATTCATTTTTAAATGGTGAAGCATCGTCGTATGACCTATTATTTATAAGGTTTTGTTGAAGGCGACGAGGAACTTGCACTTGTCTAGTTGGTACTGGACGAACTGGGCGTGGGGGTGTACGAAATCCAGCGGCGCGCATACGCTCTTTACGAATTAACATATCTTCAAGTTCTTTCGCAAACTCGTTGTTAGAATTCGAGTTCGGACTTTGAACTTCTACTCCAGATTGACTAACAAATTCTTTGATCCTCTGGCTCATATTACTAAAGGTTAATATTTTTTTTAATTATCGTCTGTGTATGTCAAGTCATCGGTCACGATGTCTAGACCGTAAATGATAGGCTGATTTTTACACACCCTACCCTTGTACTTCACAGTCTCGACACGAACTTCGATTTCCCTAGAACTGAATGGACCCGCATAAAAGTCTGAATGAAACTTGTGATTACCCAATTTGTTCTCACTACAGTGTTGGTTAAACTTGGCGACAAACTCTTTCTGTGGAACGAAAAGATCATCACCGAATACGATATAGGTTGATTCCAGAAAGTTGGTGAGGCTACTCGCGACCATCGCCACTTGCTTCTGGATTTGCTTGAAGTAAGCTGGAACAACATTCCAAATATCTTTGTTCCTATACTTATTGGAATAGTCATGGTACGCGCGCACACACTTCAACAGAATGATAGGTAATTCCACATTGAGCTTCTCATCGAGTTGGGGGTCAGCGTCCTGTACCTGTTTACCAAAATTCCATGGAAGGATACGACGGAGTACTGACCCCGAGTTGTCTTTCCAGTTTGGAACTTCGTTGCCACCTAATACTCCTGGCACCTTCCATTCGATAGACACGGCAGTCTTATTTTTAACTGCTATAGACACATCTTCACCAGAAACGATTGATTGAAACTCAGCCTGTTCGAGTGCAAGATCACCTTTCACCTCTGGTGCGATGAACATGAATGAATCTTTGATCGCTGAGAGACCAAACTTCTTCTCGATGTTATTAGAAAGTGTACCCACATCTTCATTCTCATAGAACTTCTTAAATACCTTGGTTATGAGAGTTGATTTACCAGATCGAGCGATTCCCTTGAAGAATGGGATAATCTGCCATCCATCAAGTTCGCCAATATCGAAGCAGAGACGACCACCCATCACGTACGCCCAGTTGCACACTTCGTCTTCAAACTTCTGATACTTCAAAATGGAATCAAAGTAAGGCGTAGGAATTTTCGTCCAATCTTCAATATGAGAGAAATCATCGAATTGTTGATCAAAGTACTTACAGGCGATGATACTCGGGTCAAGGCATGCATACTTGTCACTCTTATACGGGTAAAAGCTACAGTCGTAGACACCGCGATCCGGAATCCACTCCTTACCCACAAATATACCGTTCTTAAATGACCATACATGACGCCTCTTCTTAATCTCAGGAAACTGAGCATCTACACACTTCGAAATGTTATCAATCACATCTCGAAATATAGAACCTTTACTCGTAAAGTTTTTCCAATTCGTGAAGTTACTCTCCTTTTTCGGTAAGGAATACACAAACTCCTCGATTGTGAAGATTGGGTTCCATGCTCTGGTACAACATCCATCCACAGTTTTGATTTCCTCACAGCACTGACCCTTGTATCGTCTGTATCCAGCCTTATATGCCTCTTTCAAGGTAAGCATGAGACATTTTTGAAGCGGAATACACTTTTCGATTTCTTCCTCGTCCATTGTAGAAGGGTCGGTATAAATACTCACTTGTGGAAGAGCTGTAGGAGCAACAGTCCGTTCATAAGAAATCTGATGGCGTCGAACATTATCGAATCCATCTTCAATCTGCATGATGATGTTATTAATTCGTTTGTTCACTGACAATTCTTCATCGTTGTTAAACTCTTTCATGCGAGCTTGAACATGATTGTTCAGTTGGATTAGGAAGTTAATCATACGATTCTTGATGCCGCGAATCGCCATAATATCAATTTGGTCGGGTTTCGGAATGCCATTCTCGTTAAAATTATCAGGGTGAATAAACTGGTGATATCCCAATTTAGTTGCTCTTTCCAAACATATGTTGTAATTTTCGGCATCATGGAGATACCACCGAAATTCAAAGTCTTCGATAATTCTCAGTACCTGTTCTTCATTCATTGATTGAACGTTCCGTTTCTGAAGCTCGGTGAGTGCTTCATATATATTGGGATTCTTATCAATGAAGTGAGTTTCTCTCATTTAGAATATCTACATTTTTATCCTTAAGCCGAATTAATTTTACTGAGCATCTTTATAAGAATTTTATTTTGTGTTTGAAGTTGATTTGCAATATTGACGAGGGCGGAACATACCGTGTCACCCTCATCCGTAGCCATGAGGGAAGTCATGAGTTCTGCGATATCAATACCACCCTCATCTTCGAATTCCTCAATAGGTTCCTCGTCCTCCGTCATGGAAAGTTCATCGTCTGTGACAATTTCACCATCCTCAATTTCACTCTCATTTTCATCAGGGTGTGTCGACATTTGTTGTACACTGATATTTTTTGGGGTTCGGAAATGCGCATTTAGTTGAAATTATTTTCTCTGCTTATAGTACAACAACTCTCAAAATGGCCGGTGGTCTTATGCAACTCGTAGCGTACGGTGCCCAGGATGTCTACCTTACTGGTAACCCTGAGGTAACTTTCTTCCAGGCCAAATACAAGCGCCACACTAACTTCGCGATGGAGAACATCGAGCAGACCGTCAACGGTACTGCCGCCAACTCCGGCCGCGTCTCCGTGACCGTTGCCCGTAACGGTGATCTCGTCGGTGACATGTACATCGAGCTTGAGTCGGCGACTTCCAACACTTCCACCTCCAACCTCGTTGCCGACAACTGCTGGGTCGCTGAGCGTGCGATCAACAACGTCGAGTTATCGATTGGTGGCCAGCGCATTGACAAGCACTACCAGAAGTGGTGGCGCATGTACTCCGAGCTCTACCTTGACGAGTCCAAGAAGCTCAACTGGGGTAAGATGACTACTGGCAAGAGCGGTAAGACTGTCTATTTACCCCTCATTTTCTTCTTCAACAGGAATCCAGGACTTTATTTGCCACTAATTGCTCTGCAGTACCACGAGGTGCGCATTGATATTGACCTCGCGTCCAACTTCGACACCTTCCTTAACACCGGCACCTTCAAGGTGTGGGCCAACTATGTCTACCTTGACACTGAGGAGCGTCGCCGATTCGCCCAGAAGGGTCACGAGTACCTTATCGAACAGGTCCAGCACACTGGTGTTGACACTGTGACTGAGGGCCAGGCCAAGCAGGTCCGCCTCTCCTACAACCACCCCGTCAAGGAGCTTGTGTGGTGCTTCGCCAACGTTGCCACCAACAAGAACTCTCTCTGGAACTTCTCCAACGTCTCCGCCGATGCTGATGTCGTTCTCCAGTCTGAGCCCGGACCCACCCTCTCCAACTGCTACGTTCCCCTCTCCTCTCTCGGTGCGCCCCTCCTCTCGGTCGGCGCTGGCGCCAATACCGGTGCCGCTTACACCGAGGATTCCAACGGTCCCCTCTCCACCTTCAAGCTCATCCTCAACGGCCAGGACCGTTTCAAGGAGCAGAAGGGCAAGTACTTCAACCAGGTCCAAGCGTACAACCATCACTCCGGTTGCCCCATGCCCGGCATCTACTCGTACTCCTTCGCGCTCAAGCCCGAGGAGCACCAGCCTACCGGCACCTGCAACTTCTCCCGCATCGACAATGCGCAGGTCCAGGTCACCCAGCACCCCTCCTCCGGTGGTGCCACCAACATGCACATGTTCGCCACTAACTACAACGTCCTCCGCATCCAATCTGGTATGGGTGGCCTCGCTTTCTCCAACTAATTTGTTGGTCTCTGCCTGTTAGTAAATAATTAAAAAACAAAACTCAAATTTTAAGATGCCCAAATATCTTAAAATGTGATAAAGAATACTACCATTTCGATAGTAGTACCATGTTAGTTGTCCCAAAGTGTATGTACATTATTACACGACGTCGTACCTATCGACAACGGAAAAAAGTTGAGAAAAAACCATGTATGAAGAACCCAGATGCACTTTCATGTGCAACCCGTCATACAAGGTGCTTAGAGTGTCCGTATAATAAGTTTTTCAGAACCGATAGACCCGTGAAGAATACTTTAAGATAAGCCTCCCATTATAGATAATGTTCAAGAAAGTCTTAGAAATTTTTATTAAAGTGGATAAACCTCTATTGGGACGTTGGAATTTGAAGTCGTGTAACGAAATTTCAACATCCATCAATTCTATCTATCAGAACAGGGATCATTGTGGTGATACGATATGTAAAACACC